TTGCGATTGCAAAGCCTTTTGAGGCACCTGCACTTGTTGAAAACCCTGCATCATTAACAGCTGCTCCTGACCCTGCACCATCTAAATATACAATTTTAGTTTGACCAGTTGGTATAGTTACCTCTGCTCCCGAACCTTGCTTAATAAGTATGTTTTGAGATCCACTTGTTGCATTTTCAATAATATGCACTCTTTTCATAGTGTTTGGACTTATTGTAATTGTACAAGCTGAATCTAAAGTTCCTGTATATTTAATATACATAGCTCTTGCTTCATCAGCAGCTCCATCAGCGACAACACTAGAATGAGTATCAGCATTCGTTGTTATGGCTTCCGTGCCATAGCCAACTGCCTGACCAACTAATTCAAGGTTTGTATTGGTTGCTGTTCCCCATGTACCTGATCTCTCACCAGTTCCAATTTCTTCTAATCTTAAATTATTAACGTATGTGCTCATTTTTTATTCCTATGCTGCTACGTCTGTCCAAGTGTTGTCTGGATCAGGTGTTACATCTGACCATGTATTATCGGTACTAACTGAAACATCTGACCAAGAAGTGCCCGGAACAGGTATAATATTACCCCAAACTATCACACTTCCTACAAAAGAGCTAGTAGAAACTCCAGTTAAAGTGATATTAGCATCTCCAATGACGCTAATTTCATTATTAACAGTTCCTGTTGACGATACACCTGTTACACTTACATCAATACCTTGACCTTGCACAATGGTGGGAGAACCCACTGCTGTTGTGCTTACAGCTCCATTTTGAGTTTCAAATGTATTACCAACCTGACCTGTTGACGATACACCTGTCAAATTAACTGTCATGTGTACTTTAATTTCAACTGACCCAACACTACCTGATGCACTTACACCTGTGACATTTACATCTACGTGTTGTGGAACTATTACAGAACCCACAGCAGTTGTACCAACAGCTCCATTTTGAGTTTCAAAAGTGTTGCCAACAGAACCTGTGGCAGCTACACCAACAGCATTTGCTGTTGAATCTGTTTCTATAGTTACTGTGCCAACTGTAGAAGTACCTGCTACTCCTGTTAAAGTAACAGAATCATTTGGTAAAGTTACTGTGCCAACTGCTGAAGTACCGGCTACTCCTGTTAAAGTAATGGAGGTGTTAATAGCAACACTTACTGTACCAACTGCCGTAGTTCCTTGAGGTAAAGTAACATTAGTACCCCAAGCTCCTGTATTCCAAGTGCTTGATCCCCAACCTGCTATGGGTACAGTTATATTTACATCTTCATCTGGTGTTCCGGGTGAACCAAATGCTCCTGCTGCAAAGGGAGAAGTACCAAACATTAATTAATCCTTTACCTTATACAAAGGGGCCATCACTTGTTAAAATAGTATGATTACTGCCTTTTGTCACTGTAACATTGTTTGAACTACCATCACTTAATGTTGATCCACTATTTTCTTGGAATAATAATAAAGACGTTCCACTTACTGCTGTTAGATTAGAAGAAGGTATTGTAAATCCTGCACTTGTATATAACGCTGTACCTTTAATGACACGAAAATTACTTAATTTACCTTTATCTGGATATGAACCACCTGTAGCATCACCAAATATTGTAGTGTCTGTTCCACCAACAGAGCCAGAATGACTTCTACTATAAGTTTCTGTAGCATCTCTATATATTTTGATAGTGTTCCCATTTCTAACAAACGCATAGTGATACCAGGTATTTACATTAGCATCAGATGATTCGTATTGAAGACCCATATTAGACCCAAAAAATCCCCATCTATAAGTACTAGTATTAGATTGAAGTGCAACGCCATCAGCAAGATTATATTGATGATTAATAAGCGTTTGATAGCCACTGTTAGTACTCCACTTATAAAAAAATTCTAAAGTAAAATTATTTGTTCCAAAATCGAAACCAGAATGACTTGCTAAAGTTGTTGTATCTGCACTTGCAAAATCTATACCACCTGCCACAGCAAATGTTAACGTAAAATTTTGCACGGTTGTTGCCGCAGAAATATTATCTGACATTGAAAATGTAAGGCTAAATGTGCCACCATGAGAAGTATTTGTAGTAGGGGTTATTTTAAAAAATCTATTCGTTGTATTCGTACTTGCTGCTAATGCAGAGTAAGTTCCATCAGAAGTAGCTGAACTTGTTATTGTAGCTGTTGCTCCACCACCATTGGTTAATGACCCAGTTGTTACTGCATAAGAATTTTGGAATGTCGTTCCTTCATCAACATCAGCTCCCACAAGTTCTATGCTTGTCGCAGTACCATTAGTAGCTAATGTGTTATTAGCACCAGTTGAAGGACTAGAAATAGTAGGACTTGTATTTACTGTGGCTACTTTGTACCATCCCCCACCATTATAAATGTAAAGACCAGAATTTGCAGTTACAAAAGCTTGATCTCCTGTGGTTGGGGAAGTAGCTGTCATTGCACTTATATTTGCATAAACTTTAGTAGCTCCAGAATTACTAGTTACAGCAGATTGTCCAGACGCTTGTGTTTGAAATTGAATCCCATGATCCGAACCTTTTGATAAAACAACTCTATTACTTGCATCTCCAATTGAAATACTGCCTACAACATTTACAACACTTTGATGATCTAAAGTAATTGCTCTTGAAGCAGGTAAAGTACAAAAAACATCTTTTGTTCCTGCTGAAAAATCAACTACATTATCACTATTAGAACTTGATATAACATTAGCATTTGTTCTACCCGATATAGTATCAGGAGATGCGTCATTAACTGTGCCTAAACCAATTTCAAATTCAGTAGTGGTTTGATGACTTATTGCATAATAGGTAGTATTACCATCTCCAATACCACTAACAAAAGTTTCAAAACCTGTTTCTGCTCCCGCAAGACTTATATTTCCAGTGCCTGTAGTGGTCGTAGTTTCTTTTATTCTATCATTTAAAACATGAGCCACTAAGCAATCCTTATAATTGCGTTACTTGCATCTGCTGTTGGGAAAACTACTTGAAAATCACCAGAACTTGATGATTTATCTGCACCAAAATCTAGTACAATAACTGAGGCATCATTACTTGCACTGTCATTAAAAATAACCGCACCTCTAGCTGTTATGGTTGATGAACTAAAAGTTGCATTAGCAAAATCAGTAAAAGCTGTTGTTCCACTTGAGGAAGGATCAACTCTTGTTAAAGTTGCACCTTTCGCTGTATAACCAGTGCCACTAACTTCATTATTAGTTGCATAATTTGTTACAGAAGCATCCATTGTACTACCACTTCCCCCCATGTTAGAAGGAACAGCACTACTAGTATAAAGAGCAAGTTGAAAAGTACTTCCTCCAGAATTTTTAAAATTATGTCCTGCTTCTAAAAGTTCTTTTTTAAAAGAAGTACACATTGCATTTCCACTAAAAGCCATTTTATAATCTCCTTATTAATTCAGCTAGTTCAGGATGGCCTGCATCCTTTATTGCATTATAAATTGTTGTTCTATCACTATTAATAGCTTCTTTCATATATGATGCAATTACTTTTTCCATATTTTTTGCATAAGCAATAGCTTGATCCCTTAAAACAGGATCAACATTATCCGATATGGAAATTATTCTTTTAACACATAACTCTGAAATTTCTTCAGGTGTAAATCCTCTATTATTTGTGGTTCTTACCTCAACGACTGGTCTATCTTTCGGTAAATCCATTTTTAAAGTAAACATTATTGTTTCTGCCTTATTATTTTACCAGTTCTATATTCATCTGAAACTTCTTTAGCTTCACCTAATAATTTAACACCTGCTAAAGATTCTTGAAATTTTTGATTATACATGGTCATTACATCTTGCTCACCTTTCATAAAGGTGTAGGCTTCTATTAAGGCACCATATAACAATGCTATTTCAGCATTTTGACTTAACCAAGTTGTTCCAGAATCTGCTCCATTTGTTAAACTTTCTGGCCTATAAAAATAATGTAATTCTCCTGAATAACTTGCGTCTGGAGTAGGGGCTATTAAAAAGTTACTAACATCATAAATAGCGTAATATTTAGGTCTACCTGTACCTGTAGATTGAGGATTAAAAGTTTGCAAAAAACTTGGATCTTTAAAATCAACAAATTCCTTTGTGGGACTTGAATCTGAAGTTAAAGCAAAACTTAATGAAAAAGGAGCTAAAAAATCAGAAGGACAGGCAAAAAACTGACTGTTAGCTGAAATGTTAGCACTTGCATTTTTTCTAAATAAGCTTAATTGTACACTTTTTAATATACGTTCCTCTGAAATTCGTATAAAAATTGGTAAATTGTTAACAAAAGTAGTTTCATTATTTTCTGTATAATCTTGTATTGCAGTTTTTAATTGTGAATAAGTAAAACTCATGGTGTGTTTGCTTGACCTCCCATGCCAGAATGATATTGACAATAGTAGTATAAGGTTGGGGCTCCCCCCGCAACTGTTATTTGTGTAGTATAAGCACTATCATCTTTGACTACACCTGTAGTGTATTCGCTACCGCTATTGTGAGTACCATCAGATGTTGTTGAAAATCTTAAAGGATGAGAGGTAGCAGCGGACCAATCAAAAAGATAAATACTTCCTTCAGATAAATTTAATGTAGGTTGCCTTACTCCATCTATATAATATTTATTAGCACCAAGATAGCTTGCAACTGTTACTATGTATCTAGTTACATTTGAGGTAACACTTATAGAACCAGTAGACGTAGAAGTAGAAACACCGGTTAAAGAAACGGATACGTCTGTAGACGAGGACGAACTAGTCGTGGTCACTGTAACCTCTCCTACCGACGTTTGAGCTTGCGTATTACTAGTTGGAAAATAATCTTGAGTGGGGCTGCCTACAGGATTCCACCCCCAATTTACGTTTCTTTCTTGACTTAAATCAACTTCGGGTCTTGCGTCCCTTAAAGCTTGTGCATCAAAAACTTTTCTTCTTGGGAATAGTTGAGGATGTTTTGTTTCAAACTCATCTGGTCCAACAATAGCTCCATTCCATTCTCTTTTTAAATCTTTATAACGATAGCGAAACCCTGATCTATCCGAAATCCCATAAGCTCTTTTTCCACTAGCATATTTACTCATTAAGTAGTCCTAAAATATTGATATTGGGGCACCACGTTAAACGATGCTCTATCTCTATCTTCCGTCATTGCTCTTTGAAATTCTTCTTCGTAGGCTGCCTTTAAAAGTTGTACTCGTTCAGGAGCTCTTTTCATTGATATATAATAAGATAATCCTGCAGCTAAACACGGATAAAACCTAAAAGGTATATCCATTGTATTTGTTTGTGTATCCGCATCATCAACCCTTGTTAAGGCATCATAATAAAGAACATCGGTACTATTTTCAGGTATAGGCCATATCTTTAAATTAGGCGTAATTTGTCTATCAAGAAAAAATTGACTTGCTCGTCCTTCCGTAGTTTTGTTAGGTATAGACAAAAAAGTATCTCTACTAATTCTTTCTAATCCAAAATCGGTAGAACTTCTTCTCACCACAACAGATAATATGTCAATAACATCCGTACCTAAATCATACTCTCCATCAGATTGTACTAAGGAAACGGTGCGTTGTGCAATAGTCCATTGATTTAAACCTCTATTAGCCCACTCAGCTAACATTAAATTAAGAGAACGCTTTGCTGTCTTGAGGTCATATCCCGTGCGAACCTCAAGACCACAACGTTCAAAAGCTTCCTCAATGTATTCTACTACATCTAATTCAAAATTGGTGCTAGTTGATACTACCATTATCTTTTCTTAGCCATTCCTCCGCCACGCATTTTCTTGACCATGCCACCGCCACGCATTCTTTTTGTAGCCATTCCTCCGCCACGCATTTTCTTAATCATACCCCCACCCATTTTTTTTACAGGGGTTTTTTTCTTAGGTTTCATTACCATCTTTAAGTCTCCTATATAAAGTTTCTCTCAGTTTAAATATAGCATCCGCATTATATTCTTTGCTATAAATCTTATAATAACCTCTTTTTTTTAATTTGTCTGCTGATTCATGCAATTTTGTTAATCTTTGTACAAAAATTATAGCATAATTTTCTTCCGTTAAATGACAAAAATTAGCATCATCCACATATTCACTCGGCGCGTCATCAGGATGAAAGCCCATAACCCAAATATCCTTATCAATAAACATCCCTCTTGATATAGCTACGTTCATAGCATCTAAATAATCATGAAAATCTTGGGCTTTTTTTTCATGTTTTTTATCAATTATTAAAACTATATCTAAATTATCAGGAAATTGGGAAACAGTTGTGTATAAAACTTGTTTGTTGTCCGTGTCTTTAATAACACAATCTACTCGATTATCTTCCCAAGCTTTTTCTGCATAAGGGCACGGAGGAAGATCATTAAAATACTTTAAAGGTTCTTCCAAAGCGTGTTTAGACCAAGCTCTAATTTCTTCAAGATAGACATTATTAGGCACTAACAGACCCTCTCGTATGTTTTCTTTTCTTTTCCATAACTATTCCGCAACCACGGGCAACAACCCCTTCTTTCTTTTCCCCCTTGTAAGGTCTTTTTGCTTTCATTTCTCCACCCAAACGAGCGTATTTTACTTCGGCAGCCTTGGTATTTTTAACGACTGTTTTGCCTTTAGAACCTTCTTTTTTCTTTTTTCTTGCGGTTGAGGCCCTTTCTTTTTGGGAAAGACTTTTAGCTTTCGCCATTGGAAGACACCTATCAGGATTTTTTTTATCTTTTGAAGTACCGCATTTACCTTTAATTTTACCATCTGTACCTATCCTTACCCAATTTTGATTAACCCACTTTTTTAATTCACCCATTATGCTACCTTTTTCTTTTTCCCTTTTGCCCCCTTTGCATAATTAGGGTCCTTACAATATTTTGAAGCTGCCATATTAGCGTAAGCAGACGGATATGTATCAAAAGTCCTTTTTGCCCAAGCTTTTCCCTCAGGGCATATTTTACTGCCTTTTGATTTTGCCTCGCCACCTTTTTTATAATAGCTTAATCCTCTTGGTAATTTATTTGGCATTAACACCTCCATCTTTTTCTAGCCTGTCTTAAACGACTATTTGGATCTTTGGCTGCTTTTGAAAATTTTTTCATTTGACCTGCTGATCTTGCACAAAATGATTTACGTCTTGCTTTTTCAGTTTTAGTTAAACCTTTTTTCTTTGTTACCGCAGTTTTTAATTTTGAACCGGGATTTTTTCTTCTATATTCTTCTACACCTTTTTTTGTCATTCCCGCCCCTTTTTTTGTGGGGCGGAAATTCTTTTTATTGCGCTTTGGCATATTATCCTTGCGCGATTTGCTTTTAGAGGACTTCGTTTTAACTCTTGAAGTCATCTTACTTCCTTAACTATGGAATAGGGTAAGGGCCGTTACATTTGTAGCCGTAGCCACATGAATATCTGACGTAAACAAAAGACCCTCATCTGGAATATTAACAGAATGAGAATCAGATGCTAAAAAATCAATATCCAATATAGTAGCCCCACCATTACCATCAGTAAGAGTCAAACGACCTGCTCCCCCAGAAGAGGTAAGTATTTGTACTTGGCGCAATCTGGAACGACCAACAGAGGCCGCGCCAGTTCCCGTCAAACGCTTACTTTTAACGTCTGAATTAGCCATATAAAACTCCTATTAAGCTGTTGGTGAATCAGATGCTATACCAAAGAATTTAAGGGATAACTCACCCCCTGCACCTGCTGTACCTGATATAACTACTTCAACCTCATCTGCTGTTGCTGTTGCAGCTGTTGTAGCTCCACCAGACATACCTAACACACCATTACAAGGAAAAAATCCTTTAAAACCGGCTGCGTTGATAGCTATGCTAATACCGTCAACAAATCCATCTGTGTCAGCATCTGTTCCAATGTCCACAAGATTTACATTATTAGCGGCCGCACTTGTAACTGTAATAGCAACACCCATTGGTATAAAATTAGATGGAATACCAATAGAAGATTCTTTGTGTTCCGTTCCAGAAGCCGCAACTGTAATCGTTGCAGTGTAAGTTGATAGGGTCATTTCATTTGTTAATGCCCCTGTAGTTGAATTTTTAATTATAGTTTTAAAACCGTTTTCTGAACGGACGGGACCGTTAAAAGTTGTATTAGCCATTTCATCTCCAATCTTTGTCTTGGCAAGTGTCAATCACACCATTGTGATTGTCAAAGATAAAGCATTATACATTATTTTTTTTAAAAAAGAAAGGGGCGAATAAATCGCCCCTAGTCGGAGAAAACATGAATGTTTTTATTATGCTCCCGGAGTACCGAAAACAGAACGCCAATCAGAAACACCGAAAGAATATCTTTCACGAGCTTTAAATCTCATGTTTCCGGTATCAAAATCTCCCTCCATAGCTGTCTTAATGGCAGCTCTGTTAAACATTTTGAAACCATTTGGAGCGTCAGTTTTAATAAAAAACGCATCTGTATCAGTTAAAAAGTGATTGACGACTGCACCTTCCGGAAGCATTCCCATGCTCCTGTTGGCGTTAATGTCGTTATCTGCTGTTCCTGAGCGTAAATTAGAGTTCATTACTCTTTCAGCAATAAACTGCAATTCTTTAGGAATAATTAACTTTGTTCCTCTAACTGCAATTTTCAAACCTCTTTCATCAGTAAACCCTGCAATATCTATTAACATTTGCTCTAATGATGTTTCATTAAGATCAGCTGCTACAGATAATATATTAGATTGGTTTCCTGATATAGAAGGATGAGTACTTGCACATAAAGCAACTCCATCACCTATTGCACTTGCGCCCGCAGTAAAAGCATTGTTTAAAATAGCTGCTGCTTTTATTTGCTTTGTTTGTGCCATTGAGCGAGCTAACGCTTTCGTATAACGAGAAGCTAAACGATCATAAAGATTATCTTCAATCGCCTCTTCTGTTATTGAAAACGCTAAAGCAATAGTTTCATGCGTATACCTAGCCGTGTAGGTTTCTTGTGCATCATCAAAACTAATTGCTCCACCCTCTGACTTTACAGGTGCCGTAGAAAATCCACCAAGCATTACTTCTTCTTCAAAAGCTCTGTCTGATGATTCCTCTTCAAAAATTTCAGCATGCTCGTTTTCGTAACGATCATACTCAAGCCCAAACAAGGCATTAAGGCCGGGTTCAAGCTCTTTCGCTAATTGTGCGCGAGATATAGCCATAGTCTAATCCCTCCTTATATACCGGTTGATGTCGCAGTTGTCTGCGAATCAAACCTACTTGTGGGTGCATTGAAATGAGCACTGATACGAACAATGAGAGGAATACCGGCTGCAGCATAGTCGCTGTTAGCCGCGTCATCCATTATTCCTACAATTCTCAACGGAAGCGTCGCTGTAGTCGCAATAGAAGCCACAGACAGTGCGCCATTAGCTCTTCCTGTACTAGTAGAACCAGTACGAGCAGAAGTGCCCAGAGAAGCATTAGCAAAGACTGCTGTTAATGCTGTCGCACGATCAGTAAGTGTAGCATCTGACGCTACTTTAAATAACTGATTAGGATTATCAGCTACTAAAGCTTTTACGGGATGGTTTGTGTCCACGCTCACATTGTTAGAACCGGGCCAGTAATTATTAAAAATTACTTTTTTGGTCGAACTATCTACGTATTCTACGCCCATAAGGACACCTAATGCTTGCGTAGTACCACCACTGGTAGCACCCGCCTGATCAATTACGCCTGCTGCAGTAGGCACCACAATAGCACCATTGAACAAAGCATTAGTGTTGTTGGATGCAATTTCATACTGAGTTACCCCAGTAGTATTAGCTGCATTACCAACAAGCCCAATAGGACGAAGACCATAGGCTGTTTCTTGATTTGCCATTTATTTATCTTCCTCTATTAGGGTAGTCCTAGCCTTTACTTTTTTGGAGGACCACCGAAGGTTACACGAGATTGACGATCTGGTTTAGAAATCGTCATGGTTGAATGTGCATTTTCTCGCATCATATCATAGTCAACAGCTTCCATCTGGTCGTGATTCTTTGAATTAAAATAATCACTTCTTTCTTTGACTGTCTCCTCTGGAATACGAGCAAGCACTAATCCTCCAACGCCAAACACACCTTCATATTTACCTGAGTCAATTACAGGAGCTTCAAAATTAGGAAATTCATCCTTACGAACTAATTCCCAACCCTCACGCATTTTAGCACTAATATTTTTAGTGTCATCAAATCCACGAGTTTCTGCCCTTATCCAACGATGTTTAAATCCATCTGGTGCAGGTGGTGCATCTAACATAGAGGGGGGAGCCCAAGGCTTGCGTTTAGCCGTCTTCTCCCTAGTTTCGTTAGCGCGAGAAGTCTTTTTAAAGGGTTGATCTATATTTTCAATGCTCATAATATTACTCCTTCACGTATTTCGCATATTCTTCAAGCGGCACACCCAATTTCTTTGCTATCGCAACTTGGCTAGGGGTGAGTCTAACCTTCTTCCCACTATTGCGTCCAGAATTTCTTGAAACACTAGCCACAGTCTGAACGGGCCTCCTACCAGTGTCTTTAGAAGACATATTGAATTTATCTTCAATACGTCGATCTAATTCAGTATAATACTCATCGCTCTGCGGGTCAAACCCTTCTTGTTCAACCAATCGTTTATGTATGCCAAAAGCTGCAAAAGTCATAGCGTCGTCTTGCCCAAACCAATCATTTTTACTTGCCCAGTCTTCTGCTTTAGGATCAGGTCTTCTTACCTGTTGGGGTTGCTGTATTGGTTGATTCGGTTGTGGAGCCACTTGAGGTTGACGATTAACCTGTGCTTGACGTTGTTGTTGTGCTTTAGCTTGATTTAATTGACTATTTTGTACGGAAAGCTCTGCAATTTGCTTATTTGCAACAACCGCTGCTTGCGAATCACCTATCTCCATAGCTTTAGCCAAATCTTTTTCAGCTTGAGTCATTTGACTTTTTAAACGGCTGTCATATTCATTAATATAACTATTGTCTAAACTATTTAATCTTGTTTTTAGGCTATGCGACTCTTGTTGTACATTTTTTGCAAAATTTATTGCTTCCAGTTCTCTTCTCTCCGCTTCACGCATCTTTTTTGTAAGTTTATCTATTCGTTTTTGCATGGATGATTCGGCTTTATTAAACTGATCCTCCTCAACAACCTCTGTTTGAACAGATTTTACCTCTGTTTCGGTGTTTTCAGGCTTAACTTCTACCTCAACATCCTTATTATCATCTAATTCAAGCTCAATTTGCTTTTCTTCTGCCATTATTACCTCCTAAAAATGCAAAATATCTTCTGGATTTTGTATTTTAGCCAAAATCTCATCATCATTAAGTATTCTGACTTCTCCGCCATCAATATTAAACCTAGAACCAGAATATCGGGCAAACATAACCCAATCTTTTTCTTGACACCAAGGTTCTGTCGGAAATTTTTCTTTGTCTTTATAACATAAAGACCCCATTTTAAGCACGTAACCAACTTGTGTAGACACTTGGTTCTGCTCAACGACTTGATCTGGAAGATAAATCCCTGATTCCGTCTTTCCTTTGCCACGATAAGGTAAAATTAATATTCTCCAACCCGTAGGATTGGGTAATCTCTCTAAAAGAGACCCTTTTAAAGCTTCTGGATTTAAATATTTCTGATTTCCATAAGCGTCCGCAAGACTTGATACACTTGCTTCGGTCCCTGTAAGACCAACGGTTGCACTTTCATTCATCCTTTTGCTCCTGTTTAGTTAGCAGGCTCTTGAGTTCCTGTTCAACGTAAGTTAAGGCTTCAAGATTTCCCATTAACTCACGGTAGTTTTCCATAGATTTAACATTGCCATACTGAAGTAAGTCCACAATGTTATTTCTTTTATCTTTTATAATCCTTAAAACAGCTTCTGCAATAAAAATGTCACTCATTAATTAAAAAAAGCTCCTAAAAATTATACTATTTATAGGATTATATGAGAAATTATAAAAAATCAAGTATCTTTATCTAAAATAATTTCCTGACACAAAGGTTTTACATGATATACCGCAGGATTTCTAAATAAAATGTTAGCTTTTCTTACCGAAATCTCTAAACAAGCTTCTGATGTTTTAAAAAACTCCCAATTTCTGCTGACCACCATACAACTTTCAGCATACACACTAGAACACACTAATAAGATGGGCATCCACATATTACATTATAAGCTCAAAATGAGGTCCATCAATGAAAGGCCGTCTGCCTTCGCTACGTCTTAAATCAATATAGCTATTCATAGCACCTTCCATGCTACTATTCCATTGAGATATATTTCCTATACTCCAAGCTGCTCCCCATTTAATAGGAACACCATGAGTCTTACCTGCTTGAGCCATTGCATCAGCAATATCATCATAAAGATTCAACTCCCATGATGCCCTCGATCCGCAGTAAGCCATGAGGTCCACAGCTAAACCTTCAAGGTGTTTTGATGCCATTGTTTGGCTCGCGCCCTTGGCGACAAGTTCGCGTTGTTCGGCTTCCGATCTCATCCCGCAAATCACTCCGAAATCCACCTTAGTCCACTCTATGGCACTTTTAACACACTTAACCATGTCTGGATGTACACCTTCTAATTTATCTAAAGATCTTTGACTTAATTTAAAACTCATTTTGTTAACCCTTTCTGCTTTTCATAGGTTCTAAGTCCCCCGATTCCGAGCATACCTCCGAGGACAGTAAGAAGTGTACCCATATCAAACTCTGGCAACTCTGGTATTTCTATACCAATTAAGGCCACTACAAAAATAATAACTGGCTGAAGAACAAAGTGATAGCCAAAAGCAATCCCACAGATCCAACCAATGCAAGGCCTCCACCCACCTTTAAACAAGCTTCCACTAGCTGCTTCTGCAACATTAACCTTAACTTGAGCGAGGGCCAACTCCTGAGCGTGTTTTTCTGACATGGTTGCAATCTCATGGGATAACTTTCGTTTGAGATCTTGGTCAGGTATCGCTTTGTCTAGTATCTTAGATACTGGTTGTATAAGATTATCTAATAGCCCCATTATTCAAACATTTTCCTAAGTTCCTGTATTTTTGTGTCAATGCTTTCCGCACCTTCTTTAGGATTGTCATCTTCATCATACTCTTCTCGTTCAATACGCTCCATTTCTTCAAATATTATCTCTTTACTCACGCTCATGTTTTACTCCTCTTTTTGCTAATTGATTAAATCCAATAAAAGACCCGATTACTCCCATGTTTGATAATACCCAAATTTCTGCAATTCCACTCAAATGATCAATTCGATCTATGGGTACGAGAGGAGTCATCAGTACAACGATAAAAACTGTAACTGTCATTGCAGAAAACCAGACAAGCCAACGCTGTTGGTCTTCTTTCTTATCACGATTCTCAAGAAGAATCATACGTTCTTTTATTTCAAGCTCTTTATCATCGACTATACCATCACCGTTTTTATCGGCTTTTTCCCAAATACTACCTTTTTGAAGTTTTTTTTGTGTCATTTTAAAACTCCTTCATCATAGAAAGTCCACCCATCCAACCTCTAGGGTAAAACTCTACTGTATCAGAT